TCTGAAACAATAATAAAATGAATCTTTGATTACATAATATTGTTTACAAGAACTCTTCTGTAATATACATTTGAGTCTTTTGTCAATGCGCCAGCACCGTAAGTTGTGCCTTCTGCAAATGGGTTAGCAACAACACCATACCTAGTCTTGAAACCAATCTTAGGTTGGAAAGTGTTCTCACCAACGGCTCTAACCATCTGTAGAGGAACGTATGGACAATAGAATATACCTGCATCAAATGCACTTGAACCTTTATATCCTAATGTGTAATAGTTACCAGTAGTATATGGGTCAATGTATACTCTATATCTTCCGTTCAATACACCAGCAAAAGTATTACCAGTATCATCTACTTGTAGATTATTAGAATTTAATGCTGGAGTATAATCCAACACGCCTGCCATTTGTAGAGCAGATGCTACGTCAGAAGATGTGATTAGGACATTACCTTTACCACGCCTTGTATCTTTAGCGATCTGGTTAGCATCTCTTTCGATTTGGAACATTAATCCTTTGAATTTTTCAACAGACCATCTACCATTTGAATCGGTATCTAAGTCAAAAGTACCAGGTGTAGTTGTATCAACTAAAGCACCTTGCTTAGCAACGATATTAATAGTTCTGATAATTTCTCTGTTGATTTCAGCTAAGATTTCTGTAGAAAGAATATTTGCTAATTCTGTTTCAGCGTCTAGGCCATGGATAGCTCTTAAATCTTGAGCTAGTTCCATTGAGTATTCAGCTTTTAGAGCTCTTGAACCAGCTGTAACACTAACCTTCTCAATTGAGAAAGCCATTTCTGGGAAAGCAACGTTTGAGCTGTTTCCTAGAGCTTCAGCTTGGTTTGTTGACATAGCATCACCGAAGTTATAAGCACCATTAGCTGCGTTATTAGCTGCTGCTGGAACTGTTCCTACGTGCTTGTCACCAAGAGTATTAGCATTTGCTACAACTGAAGAGAATGATGTATTAGCTTCGTTATAGAATGCTTCTGATGCTGAATTAGCCATAGATGAGTACTTGCTTCTCATTGCAAAAATAAGACCTGTAGGTCCAGACATAGGCTGAACACCACACATATCATATGCAACAAGGTTAGGCATTGCTCTTCTAACCAATGAAATTAAGACTGGGTCATAGTTCTGTACACCGTCACCGAAACCTGCGGTTCCAGTAGCGTTAACAGGTGTATGAGTTCCTGCCTCACTAAGTAAAAGAGATTGGCTTGAGTAGGCTGAACCTTCTCTTAAAGCTATCTCTGTATTTTCTAAAAGTTGAGCTGTAACTGCGCGTCTATGAGAATCTCCGATCTTTGGAAGATCTTCGTGCTCAAGAATTGGCTGCCACTTCTCAACTAAATTTGTTTTAAGGTCCATTATAGTTCTCCTAATTTATTCCCTATATAACATTATTTATTTTTTTACGGTACGCGAAATTGCACCGGCATATTGTTCCATTAAAGGATCAACTGCAGCCCTTTTCTCTGCTTCCGCCTCAATTGGCTCTTCGTCAACTGATTCTGCAACTACAGCTTTAGAAGCAAAGTATTGTTCCTTGATTACTTCAAGCTTTTGCTTAAAGTCTTCAAAGTTTTCATATTCAATGCCTTCAGCAAGTGATGAAAGCTTTTCCTTTTGTGTATCAGTTAAATCTTCTGATTCCTCAGAAACTAAAGCTTTACACTCAAGGTATTCAATTTTTTCTTGAAGTTCTAAATTTGATTTTACAACTTCGTCTAACTGTGATTCTAACTCATCAGCTCTTGCTAATGCGTCAGATGCTAAGTCTAATTTGTCTTCTGGTACAGAGACGTAATTTTCTTCAAATAGTTTTTTAAGACCATTCATGAAGTTTTCTGCGATTTCTACTTTAATAGCAGATTCGATTGCTACTTCATTTTCTGAAGCCCACTCTTCTGCAACATAAGAAAGATACTGATCGACTTTATCAGTCATTTGCTCAGTAAGCTCTTCTTTTGCTTCATTGAGTTTGGTTTCCATCTCTTCTTCTAATCGAACTTGTTCAGCCATTAATCTAGAATTAACAGAAGCTGTAAAAATTGTTTCTGCTTTATCTAGAAATTCTTCTGCAAGTTCTTCTCCGGCAAAGATTTCTTCAACGTCTTCTCTCATGCCTTTAGCAGAGATAGATGCCATATTTTTAGCAGAGTTGTTTGGAGCACTCTTTCCAAATATAACATCATAAGCATCGTTGACTTGGCCTTTACTGAATGAAGAAAGTTTTTGCACTACTGCACCAATCATTCCGGCTCTTGATAAGGTTGGCATAGCTTTTTCTCCACCATCCTTGTCTGCCGGTCTTTTATTGCTCTTTGTAGGAACTGGATCAGCTACCATAGAAGCATCAGCTGTAGCTTTAAATTCTTTCAGCTCTTCTGTGCTTTCTAATTCCCTTATATCTTCAGCCATGTTTGACTCCTCTATAAATTAATATTTGTAATATTTATAAAAACGCTATACTAGCGAGTCCAAAAATTTCTTAAAGAACTCAATCTTACGTTCTTGCAATTGTACAACCGATTTGTTGCCGACATTTTTAACTTCGTCTACAACCGCCATTGATTTCCAACAACCATTAGCTGCATCGTAAACCCACTCAGTCCCTTCCATAACTCCTTTTACAAAAGCATCAGGAGCGGAAGGATCAGCAACAATATCTGCTGCTGTTGCAAGCATGAAATCACCTTGAACCTCCATAACACCGTTCTTTGGTTTTAGGGATCCCATACCTCTTGAAGAAACACCTAATTGTGCTCCCTCATCCATAAGATTCTTAACGATATTGCCCATTGGTGTATCCATAATTTTGGCCTTACCAATAAAGTTATCGCCGTCCTCTTTTAGACTTGTTATCATATGGCTGACCCTATCAAGGTTAATTGTTGGACCTGCTGGGTGTCCTAACTCGCCATATGCTCTTTTTGACTCTATATTTTCTTTAATGTATCTTCCAACTTCTTTTCTCATTGTTTCCATTGGATAACATCTACCATTTCTGTTGGTAATATTTGATTGAAGAAACACACCTTCTATATAATGGTTCTTTTTATTAGTTTCTTCATTTACTTCTTTTACATATTGTACGTCGTTAAATGTCACTTCGGTTATAAGCTTCATATTAGTCTCCGAATCCTACTGGTGTAAATAATCCAGCTGATGCAAATACTTTATCAGATGGATTTTTAGAAAAGTAATGTGTACCTGCT